GGCCTTGATCTTTCATTGACGTCAACTGGTGTTTGTATTTCTGGTGATGCTTTTGCGATTGGAGTGAAGTCAAAGGGGGCGGAACGACTTTACGAAATATCTGAGAAAATTTTAGAAACAACACGAGTGCATAAAGTTGATATAGCAATTATTGAGGGCTACTCGTTTGCATCTCGCAATAGTCAGGCGCACAGCATCGGTGAACTTGGCGGAGTTGTTCGATTGAGGCTTTGGGAGAACAAAATCCCATTCATTGAAATCCCCCCAACATCTAGGGCGAAGTTTGCCACTGGGCGGGGAAACGCCGGCAAAACCGAGGTAATGTCAGCGATTTCCGCTAGAACTGGGATCGTGTGGTCCGGCAAAGGTGCAGACGACATGTGCGATGCTTGGATTTTGGAACAAATGGGTCTTGCCTATTTGGAAGTTTCAGAAATTGATTGGCCGAGTTCAAGCCTTGAGGCATTAAAAAAGGTTGACTGGACCCCTTTACAACAACTGCAAACCGGAGGTAATTTTAGGAAATGATGAATAGCTCGGGAAAGCGAAACGCCCCTATTTCACAGGTTGACGTAGAGGAAGAAATTATTAGATTACTTAACTTACTTGAAAGTGAAACCGAGGCTTTTGAACTTCTTGCCGAAGATTCCGCAAAGAAGGAGGCTCGTTACAAAGCCGAATGGGCAAAGGCGTACCTTTCCGCTAGCGGGTCAATTAAAGAACGCGAAGCCTGGGCTGATTACCAGATGGAGTCCCAGTCCCTTGACCACAAGATTGCTGAAGGCTTGTTGAAGTCAAAGCGTGAGAAACTGACATCGCTTAGAACTAGTATTGATGCCCTTCGGACGCTGAACGCAAATGTTCGCTCCATGACGATGCCCTAATTACCATGACAAAAATTCACTCCGACTTAGTAAAAATGGCAGTGCCGATTAGTTCCCTCCATCACTTAGAGGGGAACCCTCGTCTTGGGGATGTTGCTGCGATCAAGTCCTCGTTAGAGGAATTCGGTCAACTTAAACCCATTGTTATCTTTGACAATCAAGACGACACCTACACAATTATCGCAGGCAATCACACTGTCTATGCCGCCAAGGAACTTGGATGGGAAGAAATTGCAGCGGTGATTGAAACTGAAATGGATATCAAGAAGGCAACGGCTTTTGCGCTTATTGATAATCAAGTTTCAGAAATGGGACATACCGACACCGAACTCTTGACAGAAATGATCATTGATGTTTCGGATGTTTATCCAAATGTGTTTGAAGGTGTCGGCTGGGATGACTTTGAAATTGCCGCCATGTACACCGATCATTCTCAGCAAGACTTTGAAGGAGCATTGCCCACTGGTCAGGCGGGCGGGTATGTCGCTCCAGTGATTATTTCAGAGCCAGCCAAACCAAGTGTTATTCCGGTTGCCTCCGACGACGAGGAGGACGGTCCTCGACTTGTTGCCCCAGTGGGAACAGACGAGCGCGCAGCGGTCGTGTCGGGTGTCGGCGGTGCCGTTTCTCAGAGCGATGCGTCAAAGAAAGCGTCAATCCAGTACACATTGATTTTTGATGACGCCGACCAAATGTCTCGGTGGTGGGAGTTCATCAAGTTTTTGCGTTCATCGCCTGTCTATGAGGGTGAAACCATCACCGCAAAACTTATGGACTTCATTGAATCGCATGGTGAGTTTTAATGACACGTCAGCGAATGTTTCTAGACATGAGTTGCGTTGACGCAGCACGCGAACGCATGCGTCACATCTATGACATCTTTGACACCGTCTGTGTTCAGTTCTCTGGCGGCAAGGACTCAACCGCTGCCCTGCTGCTGGCAAAGGAAATTCACGAAGAGCGAAACCTCGGGCCAGTGAAGGCAATCTTCCGTGACGAAGAAATGGTTTCGCCGTCTGTTGTTCGCTACATGGAGTGGATACGAGAACAACCATGGATTGATCTTGAGTGGTACTGCCTGCCCATGGCGCAAGAGGTTTGGGTTCTCGGTCAACGCTTCTACGTGCTTTTGTGGTCAAAGACTAGAGAAGACAACGGCTACTTGGTTCGAGAGAAACCTGAGTGGGCGATTACCGCAGAGAGTTTTGGGCTTGATCCTTACAAGTCTGTTCCTGAGCCAATTGATTACTACACAATGCAAGGCAAATCAGGAATGACAGCCTTCGTGATGGGCGTGCGCGCCAACGAGTCAATGATGCGCTACCGGTCATGCGTTCAGAAGTTGCACGAGAACTACATTGTTCAGCCTTACCAGTTGAAGAAAAGCATTCCATTGCGATTTGCTAAACCAATCTACGACTGGACAACGGACGATGTTCTGAAGTTCATTGCCGACGAACACGACTTCCCCTATTGCGAGTACTACGACTTAGCAAATCTGACAGGTGCAAATTCACGCGTTGGCATCCCGCTCCATTCTGTTGCCATTCGCAGGATTAACGATGTTGTTGTTACTGAGCCGGAGTTCTACGACCAGTTGTACCGAGTATTTCCGCAGATTGATGCACAGCGCAGGCTCTGGAAAGACTTTGACATTGAAAGACTTATTGCCGACTACTCAAGTGACGGTTGGGATGGGGTTCGTGACTGCATCGCCGATTCCATGCTTACCCCAGGAACCGCTCGATCGGCAATGAACTATGCGAGCAAGTATCGCAAGAAGCATGCGACCGATCCTTGGTCGTACCCCATTGAGTGGCTGATTAGAACGCTAATGCTGAACGAATTCCACTCAATGTCGCCGACTCCAATTGGGCCAAAGACTAAGGCCCATTCTCAGCGAATGAAGATTGCCCAAGAAATTGCTGCCGCAAACAGCCTTGACGCCATGGATGACCTTAGATGAACATTGCAACATTGGAAATTGAAAACGTAAAACCAGCGGCTTGGAGGACGGGATACATCCTTCGTCCTGAGTACCGAACACTCAAAGACTCCATGGCAGACTACGGCTGGCTCAGTCCCATCCTCGTTCGCAAGGCTGACTACACGATCATTGATGGGTTCTTTCGTTGGCAGTTGGCAAGCACCGACAAGAAGGTGGCTAAAAAGGTCGGCAATCAAATTCCGGTGATTTTGGTTGATTGCGATGAAGTTGATGCCATGATTATGCATGTGCGGATGAATCGCTCAAAAGGCCAGCCAATGGCAAAGGCTCTTTCTCGGTTGGTCAAGCGAATTGAGTTCACCAAGAAGTACGAAGAGCGCGATCTGCAAAATCTTCTTGGAATGAGCTATGAGGAGTTCAATGTGCTTCTTACTGGATCGTTATTGAAGACTCGCAAGCTCAAGGAATACAAGTATTCAAAGGCTTGGGTTCCGGTTGAGGTCGCTCCAGAGGGTGCAACTGTAAGTGGTTCAATTTCAATTGAGCGACCACCTACGCCTGATCAGTGATGCCGAATATCACCCCATTATTGGTAACTTATTGAAAACTGTTCTCTAGGGGTGAAAATGCCAAGGCCAGCAAACCCATATGACGATATTGAAATCATGGGTAGCACCAATCCTGACAACTTTGTTCCGGCTATTGCCGTAGGTAACAACGTTGGGGGCCGACCCACGCCCGTAGTTGCTGCTCAAGGTTCAGAGGGTCGACGTCAGGCTCAGCAAGCGGCTGACTTTGCGGATCGCAACCGAGTGAGAGGCCGAGCGCAAGGCGTGACCTCGCGACGCGGAACCCCGAGAACTGGGCGAACCTCAACAACCCCACGCAATCGTCGCGATAGGGCAGCATCAGGCGTTCGTCGCGCTGGTCGCCGAGTGGCGAATGTTGCCGAAGGAGCGGCAAACCGTTTCCGAGGTCGTCGAGGTCGTCGACGCTAAAGGAGTGATGAGTAATGCTCGTTGACTCCGATGATCTTGCGACATACATGGACATTGGTCGGTTCAACAACCGCCAAGAAGACAATGCCAACCTAATCATTGCTGGCGTTCAGTCTGAAATTGAAACGTTTCTGCGTCGTCCAATTGAGCCAGTAGAACTAGTAGAAGAGTACCGAATTCCTGAGGATTACCTCTATGTTTCGGCAACTGCGTACTTCTACGACCACACAACTGACACCACGGTTGATCCGATTGAGCGAGTTGTTCAGCCTCCGTATGTTCTTCATCTAAACAACTCTCCTGTGGTTGAGGTTTCGCTTGTCCGTCGTAAGGGACTCAACGAAGCCTCTTGGTACACGATGACCCCTGGCCAGCAGTATTCAGCCTCAAAGTACGGCATTGATCTTTTCAATGTTGTTTCTTTTGACAAGGTTGAGGTCACATACACAGCAGGACTAGACGGCGACGCCATCCCGTACCTCAAACTCCTCGTCCTGCGGGTTGCTTCACGCGAAATGCAAAACCTGACTGATGATGTCGTGGGCCTAAAAGACCTGACAACTCGGGAAGTTGCTATTCGGGATGTCGGCCTAACGGACGCAGACAAGGCAACGCTTAAGCGGTGGCGACGTAGGCAGATCTGATGGCCATCAACCGATCAGACGTAGAGCTGATCATTGAGGTTGACACTTGGAAAGCCAAGCGTCTAATTCGCGATATCCAAGACAGAGCATCGTCATATAAGCGAATCTTTGAAATTGCTCGTTCAAACCTAGAAGCCCTTAATGCAGTGCATTTTGGGTCTTCGGGTGGGTCAATGGGAACTGCTGTTGGCGGTGGATCAGCAGGGCCTTGGGCGCCCTACGGGTCTTGGTCTTCTCGTGCCGGTCAGCCCGTGACCATGGTGAGAAGCGGCAACCTTTTAGAGTCGCTTACAAACCTGAGGGGCGCTCCTAACGACATTGGTCGTTCATCAGCAACCTTTGGGACTAGGGTTGAGTACGCAGAGTTCCATCAGTACGGAACCAGCAAGATGCCAAAGCGTCCAGTGGTATTTGAGCCTTTT